TTGAGAGTCTTGGCCGCGACAGTCTTTTCGATCTTAGCCGTTAACTCAATCTCAATCTGCCTTAACTCACTTGGTAACATTGTCTTTAGATCTTTCATTTCATTCCTTAGTCTGTTTAAAATTTTTCATTGTTGAAAAATCAAAGTGATTGTCTCATGTATCAAGTAAATGTACAAACCTTTTGATCATTTATTTTGTCTTTTTATTTGATCGCTAAGATGAATTGACTAGCTGACATCTAACAGGACCGCGCACGTTAACAAGATAACAGACACGCGCACGTTAACAAATTAATAAACGCCGGGACTCCATACCGAGAAATCGAAAAAATCTGGACCGACCGCGATCAGGTCGACACCCCCTAGAGCGCGTAGAATATATATACATATATATATATCATTCACCACGCACAATTATGAAAAAAAATTGATTTGACCAATTTATCCCATTTATCCGAAGGCGATATGAAAGAGATGCTCGAATTACAGGAGCGTCTTGAGTTTTTAAAAGAACAGGATAAGTGCCGGGACTCCTTCATGGACTATATCCGGTACATATGGCCTGAGTTCATAGAGGGTGAACATCATCGTGTAATTGCGGATCGCATGACAGCGGTCGCCAAGGGTGAATTAAAACGGCTTATTGTCAATATGCCTCCCCGCCATACGAAGTCTGAATTCGCTTCTATTTACTTTCCATCGTGGATGATGGGACTCCAGCCCAAGCTCAAAATTATGCAGACAACTCACACAGCGGATTTGTCCATTAATTTTGGCCGAAAGGTTAGGAACCTTATGGACACGGATGAATATAAAAAAATATTTTCAGACGTAAACCTCGCTGCGGATTCCAAGAGTGCGGGTAAGTGGCAGACTGCCAAGGGTGGGGAATATTTCGCGGCGGGTGTTGGAGGTGCAATCGCAGGCCGTGGTGCAGATGTATTGATCATTGATGATCCTCACTCTGAGCAGGACGCATTGAGCATGAATCTTCTGGATTCCTGCTACGAATGGTATACATCAGGGCCAAGACAGCGTTTACAGCCTGGAGGCGCGATTGTCATCGTGATGACCAGGTGGTCTACGATGGATTTAACGGGCAGATTGTTGAATCGACAGACCGAAACCAACGCAGATCAGTGGGAAGTCATTGAATTACCTGCAATTTTTGAAGATACAGACGAAGTATTGTGGCCTGAATTCTGGAAGAAGGAGGAATTGGAGAGCGTTAAGGCTTCGATTCCGGTCACCAAGTGGAATGCCCAATACCAGCAGAACCCCACATCTGAAGAGGGCGCAATCATTAAGCGCGACTGGTGGAACACATGGGAGTTAGATGACCCGCCAAGTTGCCATTATATTATCCAGAGCTACGATACGGCGTTCAGTAAGAAGGAAACTGCGGATTATAGTGCGATTACCACCTGGGGTGTATTTTCTCCTGGGGAGGGAAAGGGTGATGCGATTATTCTGCTGGACGCGCAGAAGGGTAGGTGGGATTTTCCAGACCTAAAGATGGTTGCCCAGGACCAATACAATGAATACAAACCCGACATGGTACTTATAGAGTCCCAGGCAAGCGGGACTCCTTTGACCCATGAGTTAAGGGCTATGGGGATCCCTGTTGTTAATTACCGACCGAGCAGGGGGAACGATAAGATGACTCGCGTACATGCAGTAAGTCCTGTATTTGAGTCTGGAATGGTTTGGGCACCTGACCGTGTGTTCGCTGATGAAGTCATTGAAGAGTGTGCTGCTTTTCCGTTTGCACCAAATGATGATTATGTGGATACTACGACTCAAGCAATATTAAGATTTAGACAGGGTAATTTCATTAATCTTCATTCTGACGAGGTTGAAGAAGAAATGTACCGAGTAAAGCGCGCATATTACTGAGGAGTAATCTAATGGCTACACAAGGCAAATCTCAAAGAGAAAAAGACCAGGACATGATTTCTGGTATTGGCGCTAAGGCGGCAATGGATGCTGGGATTAAAAGCGGAAAAGACGCAATAGCAAAGCTACAAGACAACCCGGCAATTAAGGAACAGCTTCGCAAGTCAAGGGTCGCTAAAGATCAAGTTGCGGTAAGAGCTCAATCAAGAAAGGATAATGCCAGGTTAGAGGCTGAAAGACAGGCCAAGTTAAAGGCTAGAGACGATGCCAAGAAAAACACTGTTGACTATTCCGATGCAACAAAGCCAAAAGACAAGCCTGCTAAGAAATTTAATGTTGGCGTAAGCAAGGGCGGTGTTTCGTTTAAAGATGCATTCAAGCATTTCAAAGATAAAGGCAGCAAGACCTTTACCTGGAATGGTAAGAAATACACTACTCAAACAGCAGATGAAAAGAAATCTGGCTCTTCTTCAAAGGCCGATGCGCCTGCCAAGAAATCTTTTCGCCAGCGCAGGGCTGACAGGCTTAAAGCTCGTATTGCTTCTGATTCTGGAACTGAAGGGCAGAAGAGAAGGCAGCGTAGGCGATTGGCGCGAGTTGAGAAAAGAATGGCTCGAAACAAGGCTGATGGCGGCGAAATGGTGAAAGGTTATTACCAGGGCGGTGCTGCCCGACTTGATGAGTCGCTGGGTGAGCGTCAAGGAAAGGAAAGCACCAAGTCTCAAAGCATGAAGTCACGCCGTAACGAAAGCCGTGGTGCGACAAAGAAATCAACTCCTAAAAGCGCAGGTACAGCCACCCGTGGGTGGGGCGCAGTAATAAGGTAACTCTTATGTCTGACAAGAAAATTAAAAAGTCTGATGTTGGCAGAAAATTCCTGAAATCTATTAGGGAGTTCGTTAAGCCTAAGCCCAAGCCTAAAGCAAAGAAGGATAAGCCAAGGGTTGATGCGGAAGATGTAACGGATGCCGCAAAAAGAGAGAAAGAGATAAAAGCGCAGGAAGGCAGAAGCAGAACTCTTGCTGATAAAATATCAAGCAAGCTTGGGACTAATATGTCTGATGCAAAAACAAAAGAAGGCAAGCCATCAAAGGGCCAAATGAAAAGATCGGATGGCTCTACCTTTGGTCTTATGGGCGATGATCTTCTAAAGACACAAGCCCGAAGAGATAAGATCGAGGGTGGATTAAAAACCGCTGCGGCTGGAACTCTTCTTTATGGCGCTGATCAAGCGGGTGATTACAAGGACAAAAAGCAAGCTGACAAAAAAGCCGCAAAAGAGAAAGCTGCAAAAGAATCCAAAAAATTAACGCCGTTTGAGAAAGCTTTTAAATCGGCTAAAGATGCTGGCAAAAAAACCTTTATGCATAATGGCAAGAAATACACCACAGACGAAGCTATTCCTTCCAAGCCAAGCAGGGTTCGTAGAACTGTGGAGAAAAAAGCCCGTGGTGGTATGGCGGTCAAGTCTAGCTCTTCTAGAAAAAGCGCACCTCGCGGTGTAGGTGCGGCGAAGCGCGGTTACGGCAAGGCGATGAGATAGCTATATGCCTGGGCCTAAAAGCAAATTTGATGCCTTAAGTTCATTTCTTGGCGAAATACGCAGCTACATACAAAACAATGGGATTGAGAAGGCTGTTAGAAAATATGGTGATGATGCTTTAGATGTTGCTGAAAAGGATATGATTCCTTTTAGGGCTGATAGAGATCAAAGACTTAAAATCATAGAAGCCAGAAGAAAAAAGCAAATGCAGGATGATATAATGGCTGGCGGTTCGCTAACTGGTACTGCTGGAACGGCGGCTTGGCTAATATCAAAATTGAAAGATCAGCAAGAAGATGAGATTCCAAATAAAAAAGATGGCGGCTGGATACAAGGCGCGATCAAAAAGCCAGGCGCATTGCGTCAGCAACTTGGGGTAAAGGAAGGCGAGAAGATCCCCGCGAAAAAGCTTAATGCTGCGGCCAAGGAGGGAGGAAAACTTGGCCAGCGCGCTCGTTTAGCGAAGACGCTTAGGGGTTTTAAACACGGCGGTGTAGTCACTAAGACCCGCTGGGAAAACAAATGGGGTTAGCCTATGGCGATTGAGCGCGGTGTAGATGAGATTGATATTGATGAATTGGGCATTGAAGACAATTCAAAAGAGATCCTTATTGGTGAAGAAGTAGAAACCGACCAGTTTATTGAAGAAATGCCTGATGAGCAGGTCCAGACCCTGGATGACGGGACCATGGTCTTTGGCATGGATGAGAACGAAAACCTCGGCATGACTGGGGATTTCAACCAGAACCTTGCTGAAATCATGGAAGATCAGGATCTGGGCAAGATCTTTAGCGATTGTATGGGGGATATTCAGGACGATATCTCTTCGAGAAAGGAATGGATGGACCAGTACAAGGAAGGTCTTGAGTTCCTCGGCATGAAGTTTGAAGACCGCACAGAGCCATTTGAAGGCGCTTCAGGCGTAATTCACCCTCTACTAGCTGAATCCGTTACACAATTCCAGGCACAGGCATACAAAGAGATGTTACCGTCTGGCGGTCCAGTTAAGACCCAGACAGTGGGCATGGGTACACCGCAGACAGATCTTCAGGCATCCCGTGTACAGGAGTACATGAACTACATGCTGACCCAGGAGATGAAAGAATACGACCCTGAGACAGACCAGTTACTGTTTTATCTCCCCTTATCAGGAAGCGCGTTCCGTAAAGTTCACTTTGACCAGACGTTAAGCCGCCCAGTATCGCGGTTTATTCCTTCTGAAAAGCTGATTGTTCCATATGGAACAACGAGTCTTGATAATGCGGTAAGAATTACCCATGTCATTGATATGCCTACCAATGAGGTGAAGAAGCTTCAGCAGTCAGGGTTTTACAAAAAGACCCCGATGTCTGGCAAGGGCAGTAACTTAGAAGGTTACGATGAAGTCGATGAAGAGATTGATGAGCTTCAGGGTGTTAAGCCTTCTGGGCCAACGGATTACGAAGCAGAACTGTATGAAATGCACGTTGAGCTGGACATCCCAGGGTTTGAGGATGTAGATGCGCAGGGTGAAGAGACTGGTATTAAGCTGCCATATATTGTCACGCTGTTCCCTAAACAGTCTGCTGTTTTATCGATAAGAAGAAATTACCAGCAAGTTGATCCGATGCGAAGACGCATTGATTACTTTGTTCATTACAAGTTTTTACCAGGAGTTGGTTTCTATGGGTTTGGTTTAACCCATATGATTGGCGGTTTGTCCAAAGCCTCGACATCTATCTTACGGCAGCTGATTGATGCGGGTACTTTGGCAAACCTTCCAGCTGGCTTCAAGGCGAGAGGCATTAGGATCAGGGACGATGATACCCCCCTCCAGCCTGGTGAATTCAGGGATATGGATGCTCCTGGGGGTTCATTACGCGATGCGTTAATGCCGTTGCCGTTTAAAGAGCCTAGTGGAACATTGCTTCAATTGCTGGGAATGCTCGTTGAGGCAGGCAAACGATTCGC